TAAGAAAAAAGACCAATCCAACAAAGGCAAAACAGTGAAATCCTGGTATCGAGACCCTGCGGGAAGGTTCTGCCGTAGATATTCCAGAGTTCATGGCGCGCACTATCAAGAGTTATGGTTTTGGGCAATTGTTGGATTGGTCTTTTTTCTTATAATGATAGAGTATTAGAGAGAATGGATACTGTGCAATGACCATGCAAAGAAACGAAATTATAGAACTGGCGCGCAAAAACGGCGCAACGATTGAGGCTGGAAAGCAACCAGGCACAATCATCTACGAAGGAACCGGAGGGATAACTTTTGAGGTGCTGGAACAAACAGTGAAAGCGGCAGTTATGGCAGAGCGTGAAGCATGCGCGATGGCTTGTGACAGACAGGCATGTCTACAGATGGATACCGGAGCGGATGACTGCTGTATTGCACAGGCAAATAGGTGTGCGACAGACATACGGATGCGCTCTAACTTTAAATTAACAGGCTGGGCTCCCCCCACACAGGAGTGGGAAGAATGGAGCAACAGCCAATCAGAAGACGGGCTTGCCAATCATCTTTTAGATGCGGCAAATGAAATTGAAAATTTGCGAGCGTGTTTGCTATCTGTACAAGAAAGCAATGCGAGGATGCAAGAGACGTTAAATAAAATCCTTGCCCTGCACAACGTATAAGTTAACCGGCGGCGCGCTTTTGCGCCGTCCGGGTTGAAGTACCCGTTGAGCCGATACGCATACCAGAACGCCCAACACTGTGGGCACGTTTCAAGCGCTGGATTCGGGCCTAACGTCTGAATTAACGCGCCGCCGCTTTTGGCGGTCGCGGTTGAATGATGGGTTCGGCGCGTTTAAAGTTACTGATTTTGAGGAGTAAAAACATGAAAACCGAAGCACAAGTGGACGAAATCATGCAGCAAATTCCAAAAGATTGGCGCGAACGCTGGTGCGGCGGGGAGCGCAGCGCATGTGCTTGTATGGGCTGCGTACAAATAGGAAACCACGCCGTCATAGCCAAGAAAATTAACGGTACACCCTATCTAGGCGATCCAGAATACATCAGCGAGAACAAGCTCAAGGAACATGCAGAGCTATACGCTAACAACAAAATCACACGAGAAGAATGGGAAGCCTGGATAAGTCGCCAACCATGATGCCTAACGACAGAGCTTAGGGGCTGAGCCGCGCAGCGGCGAAGTCCCGCTAGAGCGGCGTGTTATGCGGCAAGGAGTGACCATGAACAACGAACGGCAATGCGATTACCCGAGCCAGAACCAGCACACGCTCGGGCTGAAGAAGCGCGACCGAGAGTGGCGAGACTACCCGGAAGGCACGAAGGCACACGCCTACAACGGCGGAGCTTGGTTACGAACGGTTCGCGGATGGCAGTGGAACGGCCACACGCGCAGCCCCGGCAGCACGTTCCCGACGCCCGGAGCCGATGCTATTGGCTACTGCGTGGAGTTGCCGCATAACATATCAAGCTAAGGGGCAGGCGACGATTCATCAGCCTGTCCCGCTTGAGCGCCGTAGTTAGGCTGGTTTTACTTAACAACAGAGAGGTGAACGATGATGACAAAAGCGGCAATTAGAGCAGCCAGAAAAAGCCAAGCGGCACAACACGCCGGATTGATATTGCTGCGTGAACGCAACAAGCAACTCGAAAGGGTTTTTAATTCAGCTATGGAAGCGCTCAGAACGCAGAGTGAACTTTTGTGCGCTGTAGAAGAGGAGAACGACAAGCTGAGAACGCTGCTTGGCGCGCCGAAGAGTGACAAGTTAAAGGATGAGGCGCTGAAAGAATGCGCAACTTTCTTTCAAGAGCGCGGGTATAGCTTGCGCAGCAAGGTATTCAAAAAACTTGCAGCGGCACTTGGCGGGATGAATGCCTAACTACAAATAGACACCCTAAAAGCCAGAAATTACACCATCAATAAAATAAACACTTTACATAACATGTAATTAGGTGTATAAGGCGGGGCATAAAGGCATGGAATCAGGGCGCGATAGTCCGGGTGCTGGAATCCGAAAAGAGAAACCACCATGTCAGCGCGCAAGTCATTGCCGGGGGTGGCCGCCCCCGGTATATGACCAATCAAGCCCTCCACTTATTGCCACTATTCCCTGCACCAATTACCGTAACCCCATTTATTTTCTTTACATCAACTTCAGGTATTGAAGTATAGGCAATTTCGAACTCGGCAATACCATCCACGCCATCCACACCATTGACAGTAGCGGTTGCATAAACAGAATACCTTTTCCCAACCTCGAATCCATTGGCGGTTGTGGCATCAATCGTTATCATATACAAACCAGTAATGATATTGGTAATCGTAGGAGAATAGGCCATATCAACCCCATCTTCTACTACCACAGCCACAGGGGTTGAATCAGCATTACTGGCTCCGCCAGTATTTACATCCGATGTCCCGAAATGAAAGTAAATTGTATCCTCAAGAGTAACGGTACTCATCGCATTCTCCTGATTACATTACTACCCATGACCCTTCCCATAGGTCTGCCGAATAGTATTGTTGCCCTGTAGCCATTAGCCGTAACATCTCCAATTATCCCATTTACATCAAATTGCTGGTCAATATTAGCCAAATACCCTGACGCAACTGCTTCAGCAAGAGAGCCTGGAATGGTTATTTGAAAGTCCAGATTTGCTGTATATCCTGATGATGTCGCATCCCCCACAACCCCTGTAATGGTAACTGGAATGTCAATGCTGGCAGTGTAAGCCGATGCTGTTGCATCACCAGTAATTCCTGTAATCGTTACTAAATTGCCGAATATCAGGTTTGTATTATTTCCGCCATTTGTGCTGTTATAGCCTACATACCAAGTATTTGTCGGGGTTCCGGTGCAATATGAAAAGCTCATATAGTTGCCGGTTATAGTTCCTCCGCCAGACTTGGTAAACGTATAAACACTGGTGGAATAAGGGCGGAACGTGTTTAGATGTCCTGCTGTACCACTACAATCAAAATTAGTTAATGTGCGAGTGTATCCAGAACCTAGAATTGTGCCATCCTGAATCACGGAATCGGCGCGAATGGTGCGAAGGGTATCCAGGGTAAAAGAACCGAGTAGTGCCACATATCCGCTGCCAGTGGTGTTGTCACTGATTACGCCATAAGAACGAGTACCCAGAGGAGCCTTGGCGCGGCGATCATCGAATAATATGCCGCTGGTATTGACTCCTTCAAGCCGAACTTCCCAATCACTAGCAGTAGCAGGGGGATAAACGTTTGTGTTGTATGCCGACCCGCCAGTTGTAGGCAGGACGTAAAATCCATTGCATTTCCACAACGCGGCACCAGGATATACATCCAAGGTATACCACGTTTTCAGGGTGATTGTATCTGTGGTTATGTTCTTGCCATTACCATAAAAAGTTCCCGATTGGAACCAGATTGCTGAACCAGTATTATTAAGGTTATCCGCAAGAGTTATTGATCCTCCAGTACCACGGAAAAGCAATTCCCATGGGATAGCAACCGCATTAGTGGTTAAGGTTTCAGCGCCAGAGGAAATAAACAACCATCCTTCGCCTGTACCAGTTAAACTGACTCCAGCCTCAATGGTTGCTGACCCACCAATAACCAGATTATTTCTGCCAGTCTGCTTGGCAAAGGTCAGAGTGCCAGCAGACGGATTGCCAAGAGTAATGTTCTTGCAATATCCAAGGCTTGTTCCTGGAGATGGATAAGTACCGCTTGCATTTATTAAATTACAAGTGTAGGAAGCACCACCGCCTGGGATGTTGGAATTGGAATCAAAGATTACGTTGTCCGTAATACTCGGCCATCCATCTCCACCAGCGCCCCCAGATGTAAAAGAAAAGTTGGTTTTATCCTCAGTTGCCGGATCCCAATTACCAGTACCACCTACCCAATATAAAACGCCAAAATTAACTACTGCTGTATAACCTGACGCATCCGCCTGTCCGATAATACCTGATACAGTAGTTTGACGATCAACGCTCGCCGTATATCCCGATGCTGTAGCGTCACCTATTACGCCATCAACAGTTAAATCGCTGGAAATATACGCATCATTTCCGCTTGCTGTAGCCTGGCCTATCGTTGCTGTAATGGTGAGTTGCTTATCAACTGTGGCGGTATAACCAGAGGCGCTTGCTTGCCCAATGATTCCATCAATGGTTACAGTTTGTGGGAAATCTTCACTAAGAGCGTACAAAGCCGCAAAGTCAGCATCGGACATTGCAACATTCTCGCCATAAAGATCATCTAACCGCCCATTGAGACTACCCGTTGAGCCATCACCACCAACAAGAAAGTCTGCTGTACTAGCATAAATACCAGCATTAGTGAAAGTGGCAGAATTATCTGCCGAGCCATTTATGAAAAATTCACATAGCTTAGAGGTATTATTATATCGAACAGCAACATGATACCAAGTAGCGGTCGATAAAGTAGCAGTCCCATTAAGGGTCTCCAGCGTGGAACCATTATGGGATTTCTGAAAGTATAATTTACCTGTGCTGTCAACCCCGAAACGATAACTGCGATTTCCAGAGCCGCCAAACTTCCGGCAGATGTAACCAACACTGCCAGGCAGTGCAGTTGGAAAATAAACCCATGCAGCAAAGGTAAGATTGGTGACGTTATATGTTGCTGCACTGGCATGTGATAGGTACTTTGTACCAGCATCAAACAGGGCGGCAGTATTCGTACCGCCTTGGAAACCATTGGCATTTCCAGTAGTTCCGTGGTCAGTAAGATCAAGCGCAGAAGCACTTGAATCAACAAGTATCCCGCCTGTCGTTAACTTGTAACGAAAGATATTACTGGAACTAAAAAGTGCCATGCTATTCTATTATGCTTGAGAAAGACTTAATGCACCAGATGGACTCAAGTTAATATTGACGGCACCAGTTACCAAAGAGGCAGTACCGGTACTGGAAATCTCAATATAGGCGATTGCTCGTTTATTGGCATCGCTGTTGTTGTAGATAATTCCATAAGCGCCATCGGTAAATCCTGAAGCATCCTGCGCCATCTGAAAATTGGTGTCGGCCCAATCCATAACCGCGCCAGTTGCAGATAACGTCCAAGTAGGAGAGCTGCAAGTCTTTGGGCCGGTATAACTCGTCCCACCAGTGCCTACCTGATTAGCAGAAAAGTCGGTTGTTCCTGTTCCACCCCAATGAGGCGCGGCTGTATTAACCGCTGGAACGGTTGCAGTAGTCACAATACCCATCATGAAGGTATCAGTATCCAAGTCATGGATTTTATTACCTAAATCGTGCAGTCCTTGCGCGAACCACTTAATCGTACCTGTAGCCATTATTTATCTCCTTAGTTAAAACTGCCCTGCCCAATCGCTTGTTATGCGACACATCTCTACCACGCCATCCATCACTTCGTAATCGGCTTTGAGTCCAGCGATGAACTCGTCCATTGCTCGTTGAGCGTTTCCAACCTGTCCTTCAGTTTGTTCTGGAAGTACCCTGGCTCCGGCAGGGGAGAATGAACTTCCACTGGTGGGGTCAGGTGAACTATAGTCGGCACACAAGGTTGCGGGGAGCTGCACCCGCCCAACAGCAGCAAGCCGCTGATGAGCGGCTTCAATTGTTTTCTTATTCTCAATTGATTGTGTATGTATCTGATCTTTGAGTTTGCCATTTTCGTAAACCTCTCTATTAAGCAATTCCCTCGCTGCAAGCCGTTCGATACGGGCATTTTCTTTAAGCTCGGCTATATCTGCATCAGCCGATAAATCACGTAGCTTGTAGCCCCCATAGAACGCGCCCAAAGCGATAATGGCGTAGATAGTGGCTTTCATGGCTAGTGGATTCATCATTTTTCTAAAATCGGCTTGGTAGTCAGAACGCGCAGTATCTTATTCCCAACAATAAGCACTATAGAACTCCATGCGTAAACATCCCCGCTGATAAACGGCTGTAATATACCGAATGAAGCCTCAAGAGACAGAAATCCGGCAATAATAGCGTTAAACCATAAGGTGCGAGATTTGATACCGCCAGAGATGTATTTTTTAATCATAATTTCTCCTTTAATTATAATTCAAAATGTGCCACTTCCTTGAGTTTACCAGTCCACCGCCCAGCCCACTTCAATCCAAGGTCTTCACCAATTTTTCCTGCTGAGAGATAGTTTGGGTCTTTCCCGTTTCCAATGTATTTCCCGTTACGGATGACCCCAACATCAAATGCCTTTGACGCAGGTTTGCCTTGTGCGTTGACCATGTTATGCTTACTTTGCCCAGGTTTGCAGTTAGATAGTTTCGCATCATATGCCTTCTGTTGATCTTCATTGCTCCGGTAGGTGCAGATGGTTACAATGTCCAGCCCAGCCAGTTTGCAGGCTTGAATAAACTGATTATGTATTTCACGTAATTCTGGAGCCAAATCTTCAGGTGATCTGCTGCTCATTTATTTTCCCCAACTAAAAACATGCAAGGTGAATCACTATTGAGCAACCTGCTAAGCTCCATAGGGGTTCGCCCTTCTAGACAGTACCCATGACCAGCCAACCTGGATTGGTCGAATGAAGGACAGCCTTTGCACCGTTTTATGTGCAAATCTTCTTCGGGTTTATCTTCGCTCATTTTCCCGGCCCGTGCAAAAAAGCATTCCATAGTGCGTAACATGCCCACCCAAGAAAACCGAGCAGCCCGTATTTCCCTATCTCGAAACTCATCTTCTGCCAGAAGTCCGAGCGCGCTTTGATGCGCCGCATATCCTCCTCATGAGCCATGCGATGCCCAGTAGGATCGTCACCGGGAAAGCCGCCACGCACCAGCAGAATATCTGTGTGTGCTGCTTCGAGTTTCGATTCCAGTATTTGATGGTTTAAGTCGTGGTCGTGCATGTGCGACTTCAGGATGCCGTGCGTTTCCGTGACCATCTGGAGAAGTTCGGCAAGAACCGGGTCACTCATTCTTTTTGTTTGCTCAGTCATATCAGAATTTATACAGTACCGATAAATTAGTTGCATATCCCCTGTAAATTGCTGGATACTCATCTCCATAGGTCTTGACTGGTATTAAGTTCAATTCCAGAGCGTATTTGCCTTTTGTATATCCCAATCCAACCATAGGCAGAATCATCCAACTAGGCTTGTGGTCAACTTTTAGGTATTGCGGAGGAGAATCAATTGTAGGTCGAAAATCAGGCACTACCATTTCCCATGTAGAGCGGTAAACCATCAATCCGCCAGAAAAGTAATATTCACTGCCAAACCGCTTGGAAAGAAAGAAGCCCTCGCTATGGCCTGTACCATAAAAACTGGATAATGGATATGGGGAATTGGCTGAATAAGCTGAATCAGAAGCTCTGGCCAGGGCGTTTGAAGTTACTTTTCCTGTGTACATGTACCCTACGCTAATATCATCAAAGTCATAGCGTATAGTGGCACTTGGAGAGTCCATGTTGAGATCATGAGAATATTTCTCATCATACCAGTTGCCACTAGGAGCCTTCTGAAAATGGGAATATCCAACGCCAAGGGTAAAGTTTCCTGCTTGTGCATAGGAAGAAAAAAGCAGAAATAACAGTATTATTCTCATGGTGTAATTTCTGTAATAGTTATGGACGAAGCTCCGACACCTCCAAATATACGCCCCCCTGCTAAACCATTAAATGTTAACGTTGCTCCCGCTTGCCCTCCAGCCCTTACTTTGAAAGTTGTTGCGCTGGTTGTGCCTGCACTCATGTAATGAGTAAAAGTAACAACAGCAGGACAAGCCGCTAATCTGATGTTTTTACTAACTGCCGCAATAGCATTAGCTGTAGTGTCTTGGAACAAAGCAATTGACATCATTTCATTTATATTCAAAGTTCCTTGAAATACTACCTCAATCTTCAATTTATTTGTGGTGGCCTTTGGAGTTATAGCCAAGGTCATATACTCATCCCCCTCAGTATTTTGAGGGATGGTATCATCATGTGGCAAGTTAGTCGTTCCGGTTGCCACAGCACCAGTTTGATAGTTCACTACTTGAGCTATTGCGGTTCCCCATGATGGCGCAGCACCAGTACCACCAGACTTGAACGACTGCCCTAAAGTACCATAATCAGGAGAAGTTCCTATCCCCCATTGGCCAGCCGAACCAGCAGTAAAACGGGTCAGTGCATTTGTCTTCAGTTTTATTCCAGTTGCAGTTGATACCCCAACCACCAGTCCGCCAGAAGGACTCCCATATAAATAAGCCTCCCCACCTCCAGCAGTAGAAAATTGTTGTATATAAACATTCCCTGCATCACTGGCTGCCTTTAACATCGCATAAGCAGAACTCCCGGTATTTGCATTTGTAATCGTATAAGTTACAGCCCCATTTGTGCTAAGTGTTTGGGTAACTGTCTGTCCGGTAAAAGCATTATTGGCATCAAGTTTTGCTGCGCCCAATGTTGTACATGCAGCAGTCGCCGTAGTGTCATCCAGGATTGTCTTGGCATATGTTGATACACCCAAACCAGTAAGTGCGGCAGAGGCGTCAGCAGGATCGCCAAGAATGGTGTAATGCAACCTGTTCAGGTCGTTCATCGTATCCGCTGTGATAAGCGTTACGGTTGGAATATATACTGTATCTGCCATGTTCTACCCCGCTTTATAATATGCGTTAAAATTAACTTCGGGTTCATAGATAGCATCTACTTTCCCATTAATATCGAATGCAACAAAGTATCCACCAACCTGCAACGGATATTTTGCAGCCCACGAAGGAACCAGGTTAGCAACGCGCCCATTCGTAAAAGTTAATACTTTTGCGCCCCTTATGTTTGGATGATTATCAGGATTGGGATAATCAGATATGGTTGCTATCTGTTCGGCAAATACCTCATTGCCATCATCCCTGATATATCTTTTCATTCCGGTACTACTGGCGCTCATTATTTGTTCCTGCCGTAATTGATGCAGCAATATAAGGTGTTTTTTCAATAAACATTTTTAATCTCATAAGTGCTTTTTTCTCACTATCACTTGCTGCCTGCATAATCTTTGCAGTCATTTTTGGGTTTTGCATAATCTTTGCAATTTCCATTTGAGATTTTTCCCCAGCTTCTCCCTGCACTCTTCTGATTACAGCATTTGCTATTTGCATCCCCCTATCAAGCCAGTTAGGAGGTCTTATTTCATGACTTGTATCAGAAAGCTGTTTGTTAATTGCAGGCATTCCTTTCTTTGCTAATTCTGCAAACCTTGCATCTCTATTAAGATCAAAAATGATCCGATTTACTTTACCCATCTGTTCTGGTGTAAATAGATCAGACAATTTTTCGTATCTTGTTTGACCTGTTTCGTTCGCAATTATACGAGCCGCATCATTCACTTTATTGGTAAATACAGTTCCTCGTTCAGCAACCCCAACTGTTCCTGATAGTGCATTTTCGAGGATTTTTCCTATTTTCATCTGGTTGATCGGAATTGATCTCTCACCAAATACTTCCATCGCTTTGCCATATTTGGGACTAAGCAAGGTCATTGCCTCAAGCAATTGAGATTTTGCATTATTAAGACTTGCTTCTGTTACGTTCTGCAAAGCCGTTGGTTGTTTATTCCTGATGGCAAATAAATCTGCATCAATCATCTTTTTTATTCTATCCAAACCGCGCAAGTTATTAATCGGCTCATCTCCAAATTGGGGAGATTCAATTCTTACTTGTTCTGCAATATCCATGATTACCTTGTTTTTGGTAATTGGAACAATTCTTTGGTCAAGAGGAATTGGCGATGCTGTTCCTTGATGTATACCACCTTTTGCCTGCATTGATTTAGCCAACAACGCAGACAATCTCATGTCGTCAGCAGTAAAAGCATCTCCATACATTCTTTCAGCAATTTTCCCTCTGGTTTTTTCAGCACTTGTCATATATGGAGCAGGCGCGTCAGGGTGTGGAGAATCTTTACCTATGGAACGCAATGCTTGTTGCCTTCCAGATTCTTGAGTTTGTGTTATTTTGTCATATTCTGTTGGACGTAAATTTTCAATTCTTTTTTGTAAAGCGGAAAACTCTGCGCTATTTGCATTGACTGCCGCTTGACCTGCCGTTGTCTCATCTCCAGCACTTTTTAATTCATCAACTATTTTTTGTTGATTTATTCCAGCAGCTTTATTAAGAGCGCGGCCTGCGATTTTATCTTTTCCGCCAGGGATAAATCTTTCAACCAGATGATATGGATATTTTGCAAGCCATGCAGCCCCACGCAATACAGGAGGTAATGCGGCACCTATTCCGGCACCCATTCCTGCTCCAGCACCAATATCACCACCAGAAACTCCAGCAGCACCTAATCCCGCTGCGGTTCCTTGAGCTATACCTGAAAGATAGGGAGATAATGCTGGTGCAACTTTTGTTAGTGCTGTCTTTGTTAAACCAGCAGCGCCACCACCAGCAGCCAAAGCAACAGGGTCTAACATCTGGCCGACAACAGATTCCCCTTGTTTTGGAAACAATCCTTCGCCAATGACATTACGATAAGATGTTGCCATTCCTGATAGTATCGGATTTGCCGTTTCTTGAGATGGCAGCGCCATTTGCAATGGTTTTGGAAACAATCCGCGAACTCTATTTGCAAGATTTTCAGCGCCAAGTGCAATCTTTTCTGGCGTTGTTAGTGTGGTATCAAATTCTTTACGTGAAACTTTAGGTTGTTCCTGTTGAGCAGACCCAAGATTAACAAAATGATTTAGAACTTTTATCTTTTCTTCATCAGGCAAACTCATTACTTCCTTGTCTTGTTTTGCAAGGAATTCCACTACCTTTGCACGTTCCATAGGAGGAAGTGCAAGATATTCTTTATCCTGTGTAAGAGAAGAGTCGAGTTTCATTTTAATCCTCTTGAACGAAGGAAGTCTTCCGCAGTCCCTACTGCTGGTTGTTCACCTTCGTTATATGCCTTTTCTACAGTATCTTTCCAGTTAGTGTAGTGTTTGCGTACAGCATTTAGTTGCTCGACAAGTTTCTCTTTTTTCTGACCTTTTTTCAATGACCCAAGAGTTGCCTGCAACAAATCCAATTCTCGAACAGCTACCTGCCCTAATGCTCCTCCAGTTGGTGATGCCTGACGCATTGCTTGCAGTTCACCAAATCCAATATTTGCTTTAATGGTGTCAAGTGTCGCTTCTAGATTGTATCCTGGAGTACCTGGAATAATTCCAGTTGTCTCTCCTATGAAACCCGTGGAAAATAATCCAACCTCTTTCAATGCATCATCAATATTTTTCACTACAATTTTTGCTTTTTCTTTGGCATTTTCCATTGCTGCTTTTTGTTTCTGTATTTTGTCCTCATTTTTCCCTGCAGCAATTGCACCAGGCGTTCCTTTTATTGCCATATCGTATGTTACTTGGTCAATCAAACCATTATCCAAATCCCATTTAAGACTAGCCTCCCTCGAAAGCCCTTTTGGTTTCTTAATTCCATCACCTTCAGCACTTTGTAATTTTTGAATTCTCAAATCAATCGCCTTGGCATTGGCAGTCTCGCCTTTTGCATTGTAATAATCTCTTTTTTGAATCAATTTCACTATTTCAGGATCATTTATTGAGATAGGTTTTTCTGGTGAAGTAACTTCCTTTACAACTTGCTGTCTTTCAGGAGCAGTTCCAAGTTGCATAGTCGCAGCTTGCATGTGTCGCTGCAAATCTTCAGGAGCAGATTGTGATTGAAGAAAAGATAGTGTCTCGCCCAATGTACTAGCCTTTTGATCTTCTAACTGTTGAGTCTCTGCTTTGCGATTCTCTGCAAGAATTTGCGCAAAATGAGATGCACCACCAATCCTATAGGCAAGTTGTTGTTCAGGCGGCAATGTAGATAGCGCCTGTCTGGTTGCTTCAGCATCCTGTTGTGCCTGCAATAACTTAGCCAAAGTAAGTTGTTTTGTTAATTCATTATAAGGTTCATCAACACGACGTTGATTCTCAGCTCTCGCTGCTTGCAATCCTGCATATCCCGGCATTGAGAAGTCCATAATTATGCCCCTGACAATAACTGCATTAACCTTGATTGATTCGTCTGATTTGGTTGTATTCCCTGTGGCCTTGCAGTACCAAAAATATCATTCCCAACTGTTCCAAGTCCATACATCAACGGGTCAAGGTTCGCTGCATTGCTTCCGATATAGTTTGTGGTAGCAGTAGGTGCTGCCGCGTTGTATCCAGAAAGTCCACCGAATCCAGCCAACCTGTCTTTCTCGCTTCCAAGCATTGAATACAGTTTTCCGCTGGAATAATCCTGCATCTGCTGTAAGGCATTACCTGACCCTATCGGATTACCGTGAGTAGATAATGACCTCGCAAGAATATCTGATCCCATCTGCACAGGTTTTTGTACTTCTGAACTGGACAAGTACGATTCCGGATTAGCATACAAATCTGATAACTTCTGGCGATATGGCGCACCCATTGCCTCATATTTGCCAGCCTGTTCACGCATTAAGTCTGTGCGCTCCCTTGCTGCATCAGACATTAACTTGGCAGTTTCTACATCAACACCCGCCTGCGCCCAATTTGGTTGTCCAACATTTCCCTGTTTGAGTTGTCCCAACAATTCTTTTGGGCTTCCACCAGCACCCATCAATACATTCTTGGAATAATCCAGTGCCTTGCTCCACAAACTTGGTTGTGCAATAAGATTGTCGGCAGCAGTAGCGGCTTCTGAAAGAGGAACTCCAGATAGAGATGCGGCATCGTATCCTACAGAGGTAAGTGCAGAGGCTTGTTCCATAGTAAGTCCTGGATAGGCTTGCATCAGTGCCGCCGTTTCAGAACTCATGGCACCGGGGATACCCATACTTGCGCCAGCTCCTCCAAGACCAATGGCATTCAATCCCTTGCCATAATTGGCAAGATTCCCATTAAATGCTCCACCAACACCAGTGCCAAGTTGGGCTAATTGACCAAGTGGAGAATCCAATTGTTGTTGGGAGCCTTTGCTTGCAAGATTACTGGTTACCAACGCGCTTCCTGGAAGGACATAGTTTCCAGCAAGAACAGCAGCACTCTCAAGTGGATCACGAACTGCACCCCATACATCACTAAGGAATCCCATAATTACACCTCATACTCAAAAAACAGGTTAAATACATTTGCTGATGCTACCTGTGTTGGAAGATACAGCCTCGATGCAGAAACATCAAGATGGCATAAACCTACTGCAACATTCGTTGTGTCATTGCTCATTACACCAAATCCGGTTAAACCAATTGCAGGTATCGGAAGCGTCAGGTAATCAGTTCCAGCAACGGATGCAATACTGGTCGCAGCACTAAACTTTACCTGCCCTTGTAATGCCCTTCCTACTTTCCTCATCCTTCCAAAATAAGATGTTGCTCCAACTACCGTAAGGCTTCCGAATACCGGTGTAAATGTAATCCACTCATTCAATCCAATGATATTCTGGTACGCAAAACTTGAAATATCAAGCTGAATACCATCCAATATATTCATTGTCCATACTCCATAAATCCTTTACATCCATATAATCTCATTGGTGTATTAGAGGAATGCGTGAATATCCACGCTCTTCGTGTAGCGGAACCCAACCGTGTCGCCCTTGGGCGGTTGTCCGATAAATCAACAGAACCCCATGTATAGGTATTCTGATAATCATCATCTGAATAAGAAATTGTAAGTGTAGATGTGGATGTTTCCTTGTCTGCATCAATCTCAAGCTCGCTAAAGAACTTTTTTCTGCGTGTTCCCATATCGTCACTTGGCCCCTGAATAGAAGCTGTGTATGAATATCCATCATCAGTAAATACATAACTGTTCATGTCCATTATGTAGACTTTCCCTGATGTTGAGGTATGAGATATGGCATAGTTCAATTGAGAGGCACCCACAGAGGTTCCAGCGCATTTATGCCATAATGGAGTGGTTGAACTCCACTCATGCCATGTATCGCTTTCTATACAATATACATAAGTTTGTGAGTAAGCCCTAACTAGCACAAATGACCTTCCTTGCATCCTTATGCTAGTGAGACTGATAGATGAGAAATTCACAACCGCAAGATGCAATTCAATTTCAGGGGTGGAAATCCTTTTTATTCCACCATCGAACTGAAATATCGAAATCCCACCTTGCGGAGTAGAACCAGCCCAAAACACCACATCTGATATTTGTGTAATCGCTTCGTATGAAATAGCTCCAACCTTTGCGGTCATACTGGAAACTTTTGCCAGAGGAAATGGAGTTAATCCTGCATTCTGGAAAAACTGCATTGATTCTGTTCCAAAGGCAATAATCAGGTTCTTGTTGCGTACCAAACCTATTCCGCGATCAGGATAATCACTTGCGGTATCAAAACTTGTTGCTGTCCATGCAGTAACGCTATTCAAATCAGAAGCCCATATTGTGCTATCTGTACACATGATGAAAGCATATCCGTGCATATTCACGAATGTTCCAGCAATGGTTTTCCCGGCATTACCCGGAAAATCAACATCAGTAATTTTTGTCATTACCCCTACACCGGCATCATAGTACCATCCAGTTGAATCTGATCCTGATGCCAATATGGTAGGGGTTGTACCTATAAAGGTCTCGGAAAGACCAGTACATTCTCCGGTAATTGCACCGATACTGACTGCATTCTTATAGATAGTGGAATTTGTTTCTCCAAAAGCAGCAATTACGTCCTGTCCACTTCCGCTACCAGTCCACACCATCAATTCTTCACCTGCATATCCTGCTGCCGGAGTATTCAGGGTAGACCATCCTGGACGTTTGATTATCGCGGTCTTTTTTCTTCCATATCCATCTGTCATTGTTACCGGATAACAATTGATGAATCTCGAATCCTTGTTCATCGAATTATTTGCCCCACCTTCCACAACAGCAAGGTCAACTATGGCTACATCAACATAACCAGACGTGCTGGTAGCTCCGCTATTTGCGGATAACCTTGTGTCATAACCACCGCTAAATTGTAGATTGAATTGTGGCATTATCCGGTAATGATATTTGAACGGTAAACACCAGAAATTTCCATTGGTAGTTGCATGATTACATCTGGAGCATTTACATTCTTTATTGCCGCTTTTGATTCTTTTGCTATCTTTATCACTTCGGCAGAAACAGGTCTGAAACCACCAGAAAGCTCAATTGCCAAGTTATATTCAATAGCTCTTTGGTATCCTGGAGGCAATGCAATCGCCGTTGAAATGGTTGAAAATGACTGTAATTGCTTCCATGAGCTGATATAAAGCGTAAGATTTGCTGATGGCAAAGGATATAGATATATCGTAGCTAAACCAGAAGAATAATTTGCATCGTAATACAATACTTCCGGATAGGTTCCAGAAGTGCTTTTTCCGGGAATAGCATCGTATTCTGATTTCTGGATTATCCGCACAGGGTAGTCGTTATTGGAACTATCCCTGATAAATGCAGATACAATCCTGGTTGGCCTTGCAGTATTCCATGCACCACCAGAACCTATTGTGTAGGTTCCTACGTTAGCAGTTAATGCCTTGGATTCTTCGAGGATGTGATAACACATCAATCTTTCAAGACTCCATGACTCAAGCATGGAATTCAGATCAGAAAGATATAGTGTCTCTTCTGTAGAGGTGAGGGTGCCAGCGTTGTCTTTCTCCCCTATCAATCTAAGGGCTTTCAGTATCATTGTGCTGGCAGTAGCCATGTTAATCCTCCAATGCTGCGATAATGCTTTCCTGTTTCATCTTGTGATGAGGTTTTTTCCCAAACTTCTTTTCATACAATACTTCGGGTGATTCAACAGTCTTTTCTTCCTGTTTGTCTTCCTCAACTGACCACCCGAATTTACTGTTATATTCAATCTCTCCATCTGAATATACAGGCATTCTACCGTGATTTGGATGTGTCATGTATTTAAGCATTTTGCTTTATCCCAAACGCTACGTTAAATCCAATGTTCCCAACTGAAGCTACTGCTCCCTGAACAACCCTTATTCCAAAACCTTCTGGAATAATAATATCTTCAGGATCAGCATGAATTCCAACAAAATCATTCAACTTCCCTACATAAGTTGCGGCAGCAGTCTCTTCCGTAAATACACTGCACCACGTCAACACACGCCCGGCAGTAGCGCCACCAGTAGGTGTAATTCTTGCAGTAACACCAAATGGGAGAGTGGTAATCTTTGGAGTTATCCCTGAAATCGTACAAGCAGTTGGATCAGTTCCATTAAATGTTGCGGCAGTTCCACCAGTGCCAACAGCAGTAGTTCCAGTAAGAAAAAGGTCAACACCAAGAAGTCCAGTAACAGCAACAGCGCCGGAAACAACAGGTTGAATACTGGAAACATATAATGAAACCCCAGTATCAGCAGCGTTAAACAGGTCGAAATATACAAGGTTCGCACCAACAGCTTGTTTTGGAACAAACAACCTGTAATTATGCTCTTTGAGTAAAGTTGACATTCTAATCCTCCAAAAATGGTTGACCTTCTTTGCTTCCGCCCGGTTGACGCATGAGAAATTCGTGATAATTGCCTTTATACCCCTTTTCAGGAGAATGGTGAACAAGATTTAAGTTTGGAACCATCCATATGTCACCGCCTGCATCTATCCAGTTACGGCAGAAGGAATAATCTTCTCCCCACCACTTTCCTTGATGCGCTCCGTGATTGAACAAATCAACAGAAAGGTTATATTTCGGCCCGTAACATAATTCAGGATATTTCTCCATGAACTTATTTACAGCCTCTTTTGTGATCTTCAAAAATCCAGCAGGAACACGTGTTGCCCTTATACAACCATCTTCCCTTACTACAGGCATATTATCTTTATCATCATCAATTACGCCCATGTATTTAATTTCATCCTGCTTGAACCTGTATATTCCAGCAATCACATCACCTTTTTTCTCGATGAGATTCAACATATCTTCTGGTTGCCAGCTCAAATCATGGTCAATGAACACAATCACATCAGCATTTGCATCCAAAGCCTTTCTAAGCATGGTAGCGCGAGCCGCACTGATATAAGGGCATCCTACCTCAGAAACCATCCCATGCTCCCATCCTGCGGCCTCTATGAGAGGAACTGAAGCCTTCAGACTTTCAATACATTGCTGATATGGTCTGGTGAGTGTCGGAATGCAGAAAATTACTTTCATTTAGTGGCAACTCCGATCATGTCATGATGAATAATGCGGTTTACTTTCACAGTATTAAATCCTGCTTGCTGCAATATTTTTTTAAGCGAAGATTTAACAAATCCAGTCAAGTGTCTCATGTATGGTTTCGCTTGTGTAACGCAATTATAACCATACATCAAATCCAATCCTGTAATCGGGCCAGCAGGAGATTCAAACAAAACATCTTCTGTCGGAGAAACGCCTTCCAAGTCAGGAACAAATACAATCAGTGTTCCACCTGATTTCAATACTCTGTAAAACTCACTTACCGCCTTATACACGTCAAACAAGTGTAAATGTTCCAGTGCATGACAACAAAAAACGCAATCAAACTCACCGACGTCCCCAATATCAGTCATATTTGCGACAATATCAGGGTTTAAATCAGCATCAACATCAAGTCTTACTTCGGTATTGCACCCCAACCATTCAGGAAGGGGTGCGCTACCGCAACCTACATGCAATAACCTGTCGGCCTTTACGATTCCCACAAACCACATCCAGCCAATGTATTCATGATCTCCTGCATTTGGGCAACCTGCAAAGTCCCAAAACTGGCAGAAGTCACTACATTGGTAGTCGTATGCGTTGTGGCAGTAGCACGTTGCACTACTGGAGTAGCACCATAAAACCCGATAGTGGAACCAGTAGCGGTTTTCAGCAAGCTGATACCAGTAATGGTTCCTTCATCAATATCGCATTTTGAATCTGCAACACCTAATGATCTACTCATGGTTTACTCCTTAAGAAGCCCACAAACCACACCCTGCGAGTGTATTCATGATTTCCTGTATCTGTGCCACTTGCAACGTACCAAAACTTGCAGACGTAACCACGTTAGTAGTCGTATGCGTAGTTGCCGTTGCACGTTGAACAACCGGGGTAGTACCGTAAAAACCAACCTTGTCGGTAGCTGCCCCGCCTATCAGACAACCATCGTCCGAGCCATAATCAAGACGTTCATATGTAGCCATGTCATTTTCTCCTTAATCAAGTTTCACGTGGAACTTAGTTCGTAATCCTGCAAGCCCATTCAGGACGCAATGCAGCAAACCCGTACAGTATATCAAGACGGAGTAACAATTCATCATTGCGAATGTCAGAACCCATCCACAGGCGCAGACTCAGACCATCCTTGTTTACGCGCTGGCATTTATGAGCATCATCCATCAACGGCAAGTCAGCAGTGATGAACTGGAATGCCTCTTTGTGATACATCAGGTTTTGCAGATAACTTGTGGAAGCAGAACCGACGATAGTACAGGTCTTGGTGGTATACGAAGAAGCCGTAATTGCCGCTCCAGTAGAGGTTCCGACATTGCGTTTTGCACCAGTGATGTAGATCGTTGGTGAAATCAGGACATTGGTTGCGGTGGAACCAGCCAATACAGTGAATTGCTGCAATCCAATCGGAGTCTTGGTTTCCGGGTGAACAGCATACAGATCGGCGATGGTGAATACCGTACCAGCAGCCCAGGCGGTAGTGGTGGTCGCTACAGTAAGGTCTGCATCCCCATCAATTATGGTATAGGTATCCAGTGCAACAGCGGCAGTACCGGCACTGTTAGTATGAGTATACATACGGTCATTCTCATACCAGTCAGCCATAGCAGTGCGCCCCATCATGCCTTCACGATACTGCTCCTTGATTTGAGCTGAATCCTGAAACAGACCTTTCAGACCATTCACCATTCCACCCATAGTTACGGAGTCAGCCATAATGAAACGATTGCCATCCTTGGGAGCAAGATGCTGGTTAAGTTTGGCGCGGGCTGCACCAACAGCGACCAGATCAGTAGGTGGAGTACCAGCAGTACCAGCAAGATTATATGTGGCTTTGGTGGCATAAGCGATGTAATCACCCTCAATTGCAGACACCAGACTGGAAACAGCCGGTTGAATGTAATTTTTGGAAAGATCATCAAATGCAGCTTCACTGTTGACCGATTGAATCAACTCGGTTGAATTGAAACGCATGTCTACACCGTCCTGTGTTGCAACAGTAATGGTTTGGGAGGTTTCGGCTTGATCCTGAACATCCATAATACGTGAACCGGTACGACGTATATATTGATTCGGGTTACGGATACGCAATGTCTGACCATTGGGGCCAGCATTCGGGCGATAGGTGAAAGAAGAATCATATTGGCGATCAGTAGTGCCAATGAACTGGCACTTTTCGTGGGCAATTCGCATGGCTTCTTTCAATACCCTGTCAACAACCTTAAATGAGTTACTCATGTCTTACTCCTTTGCTTTAAGTCGCATCCCTGCGATGTTAATTTGATTGCCCGACGCATCCCTGCGGTGAGGCAATTACCTTCCTAACGACTTACGCCTTAGTTTGGTAAACTCCTCATAAGAAAGATCATCATCCAAAAAGGATTTTGAAACTTTCTTGGTTCCGATTACCGGTTCTATTGGCGCTGGTGCTTTTGATGGCTCCTTTGGTTGTACAGGTTGAGATAGCAATTTAGCTTCAAGTTTTCCAATCTCACGAATGGCAGTTACAGGATCAAGTTTTGCAAGACGCTCAGCTTCTTTAACATTCTTCCCAAGATAATATGCAATGTCCGGGCCATTTTCGGCCTGCATGATTGCAATGGTAAGATGATTTATTGGTTTTAATTCACCAACAATGTCCGAAAAATCATCATACTTTTCTTCAATCTTGGATATACTTTCTTCCCATGAGGTAGAAAGTTGCTCCATTTGCTGTTTCTGCGTCTTGGATTGCTGTTCTTCCTGATACCTCTTTATCGCTGCCTCTTCTGCCGCCTTCGCTTTAGCATTTGCATACTTATCAACGTCATAATCGAAATCCTCTATCTTCAAACCATCAAATTTAACTTCAGGTTTCGGTTTCAATTCTTCCAACTGACGTTCAAGATAATCTGCTCTAGCCTTTTGCTCGGCAGCCGTCTTGTACAACCTGTCCATCTTCCTTTCAAAGCTGTTTTTACCAGGTTTTACTGGTTGCTTCTCCGATGGAATCTCCGTCTTTGCAGTTTCCTCTGCTGGTTCGGTTGCCTGTTCCGAAACATTCTGGTCGGATGCGACCTCGGCTGTAACTTCCTGAGTAACTTCCTGTGCTTCCTGAACTGCATTTTCTTCCGACATATATCCTCCATGTCACCGCCAGAAACGCTGGCGTACCGTATACAATTATTTAATTTCAATCATTTCTTTTCCATTCCATTCCCAAATCATGTGATGGAATACTTTGCCACATTTACTACAAAAACATAAGCAATCAAGTTTTTCAATTATTCCAAGTTCATCTTCTGAATCAATTGTAAAAACTTGAGTTTTTTTATTATGAATACCAAACTTACAAAGAAATCCATTCAAAATATTTTTTTTCATAGTGAATTTTTATGTTAGTGAATACTTACATACAAACATACGTTATGTCAAATCAACGCTTTGGTGGTTTTTTTCCTTTTCCTTTGCAACCCATGATTTTCTCCTTTTAATAACTAAATATTGCCGCAAGTAACAACAATATCTCTTTTTCCTCCATCAGTAGCTTATCTTTCAATAATCTACCAATTTCGGCATTCATCACTGCCTGACGGTGGTCATTCAACAACTCCAGGAACCTGACTTCAAATTGAATTCCCTGAAGTTTCAGTTCATTTGCAAATTCATCAATTTGTTTCTGTTCATCAACAACAAGGTTATTGCACTGTTTTTCTGCAATATCCTGGATGATTTCTATAATCAGCCCTACATCTTCGCGAGCCTTGCGTATTTCCTTCTGTGTTCTCTTCCTCCCGCCAAGCAATGCCTGACCATATCCACCAGAAAGTATTTCCTGTACCTGTTCCTCAATTGCGAACAGGAAAGCATCCGTACTGAATGCTTGAGTGCTGAATGCTAATTCGCTGAACATTATTGTATTGTAGCCGTATGGACTCTTCCATCAGACATTTGCAAGCTGATTGTCTTTTTCCGGTTCAAACTTTCAATTATCGGAGCAATCTGATTCATCATCTCGCTATGGTGTGATTCCATTCCTGCGCTCTCTGAATTATCAACTTTCCCCTGAAATTGCTGGACAATTCCCTTTACCTGTTCAATTGCAGTATCAATGGAATTATCTGAATTAGAGGCTATTTCCATCTTTTTCAATTCAAGGGAAGCAATTGCCTTATCTCTCTCCAGCGCGATCATTGCCATGACACGCTCACGTTCAAGTTTCAATTCTTCTTCCTGCATAACAGCCTTTAGTTGCAACTCGGCGGCACTTTCTTGTTGTTTTGCCTGCAATTTCATGCTTGATTCCTGAGAACTTGCCTGAATCTTCATTTGAGCTTCCATTGACCCGGCTTTTAATTGTTGATTCTCTTGTTGCAGTTTTTGCAATACTTCCTGCATTTGCTGTTCCTGCATTTGCATTTGTTGTATTTTCTGCATTACTTGTGGGGGGATCGGGGCTTGACCATCCTCTACTGACTGTACCTGCGGAGGTAATAGTGCCTTTAGCATGGTGACCGCTTCATCAGAACTCGTTATATCCGCATTTTTGATGGCCAGGTAGTTCAAAACGGCAGCAGAAGCCGGGTCTGTGGCACTTCTTCCAAGCTCTGAGAATACCTGCGCTGCTTCCATGCGTTTCGTATTGTAACTAGGGCCGACCGTTACGGAAACATCGTAATCTCCAACCCCTAAATTGTAGATATTCTGTATGCCGGAAGATGTATTTATAGTGCGACTTGCTTCAGGTTGTTTTGGGTCGATTTTTACTATTTTGGGCTTGTCGTCATCCCCCAAAATACGGATTATTCGCTTTGTGTCGTATATCTTCGGGTTAATGTCTAACAGAATGCGTCCGGCGTGACATATGGAATAGGCAAGATTATCTGAGAAATGGAATGTGCCTGTATCAGACTCCCTTTGCAGGGTAAGCAAAGCCTTTCCAGACTGTTGGCTGGCTGAATCTCCTACAGAAGCCTTGTACATGCCCAATGACCCACGCACATCATTCTCGATCATCGCCATCATCTGAACCATTGCTGACTCCATCTGGGATGGCTGCACACGTTCAGGACGTGGTATTGCGTTCCCATTTACGTCAATTGGGTTGTATTCGAGGTAAGCCCTGTTTTCCCTGTTGGCAGACTTCCATTGTTCTTCAAGACCCTCAAACTGGCCTTTTGCACCAACAAAAGGGGCTTTTGGACTAAGACCAATCTTTTCGGTTATTGCGCTTGCCCAATAGTTGTACATGCGAAGATTGTCTTTGGCAGGACGCACAAGCCCCCACAAAACTTGTTTTCCCTCAACAAAAGAGGATTTCCCGATTACCTCAATTACTGGAATATACTTTCCTGCCCAATCCTGTTCCTGAAGTATCTCTGCGCCAGTAAGTTTCACCCATTTTATTTTCTTGCGTGATTCTGTGCGCCTGTCCTTGATATTTTCTTCAGAACCGTCGTATTTGTCTTTATCAACTACCGTTCCGTCTTTCAGGAACAACAGTTCAACATCTTCATATTCAGTATAGAAGTGTTCCGCAACAGAGATGGTATTTTCATCACGCCATGTACTTTGTGAATCACCCAAAGACTCAAATTCACTTGTCTGCCACTTGGCTTTCGGATATTTCCTCTTGAATTCCTCTTCAGTCACCTGCGATATGATGGTTGCGCGTTCTGCATCCGACCCATCAGGCATTACATGCGGCCCCATCCAGACAGAAAAGGCATCCTGTATAGGTTTGATCCTTGGTTCCTGGTCAAATGTTCCGTCTAAATACTCGGTGACTATCCTGAAATATCCCCTCCCAGTCTTTACCGCCCATTCTCCGGCAGTTTCATAGGCAATGGTTGCGGATGATTTATATTCTATATGCCTGACCAACCCCTGATGTATCTTGGCTGTCTCCACATCTGACTCGTCATCAGCAGGACGCATCTTGATGGCAGGTTTATTCTGCCGCATGTCATTTACTACTTGGGTAATGTACTGGTTGATCTTGTCAATGGTAAGGCATGGTCTTGCGCCATTTATATCGTTTTCCCTTGCATTCCTCAATTCTTCAGGCCATTGGTCAAGAGTGCAGAACTTGAGATCATCAAGCATCAGTTTGCGGTTATCCACATCAGCATCAATATCAATCTGGATATTGGCAAGAATCTCCTTCAATAATTCCTGTTTGGAGTCTTTTTCTTCACTTTTCTCATTTTCTTCCATATCAATATCCTTTATACCATCCATGCGACTTTAGGTGAACAGGTTATCCTTGGAGGAGGAGGCTCCTGCCTTGTCTCTTCCTTCGGCCATACGAGTTTCAAGTCTGGTTCGGCTATCCTTGCCAGCGCATCCAGCATATCATCATGAAGACCAACAGGAAAAGCCATATATTCCTCTTCAATGAAGGAATGTACCATATCCACAGGAGTTTTTTGCCAATCAGTCTGATAAAGTGATTTTGGGAGGTAAAACCGTCCATTCTCGAAAATTGGAAGCAATCTCTTGACCCTGTCCACTTTTGAAGTCTGTCCTGCAACCTCGATTATGTCAAACCGATAGGTTTCATTTTCCATGCGGTTTTTCAGATGCTCAATATCGGCCATCATCCCATATCGTTCATATCTGACCTGTTTGGGCTTCCATTTACGGTGGAGAGCAAACAACCTATCTCCCCTCTCTGTCAGGTTCAGTCTATCCCTTATAATATCAAGGGCATAATAATTACCGTCAGATGCAAGACCAACCACCCACATGGAAGTGTAGTCAGAACCTTTCTTTTTGCTGTTGGCTGCATCCACCAGAATGTATTTGTTCATGCCTTCAGGCTTGATCTTGCTGTAGAACCGTAGCCATTCCCGTTTGAAACCCTGCATGGCATCCGCCTTGGGGTTCAATAAAATCTGGGCAGCATAGGTATATGGCCCCATGTCCCTGCGCTTCATCAGGTGGATTTCTTCCGGCCAGAATACAGATTCTCCCTCCTCGACACCTCCTATCCTTCCAGGGTGTTCACGCGGGATGGCCGTCTGCCTGTCCTTTATGGTCTTGTAGGCATCATTGAAATGCCATCTCGTTCCAACGAAACGCCTCTTCATGCTAGTAGTCACGCCAAGGTTATAACTCTGCTCCAAACCGGTCATGGTCTTCTGGATCATCTCAGGACTACTGACGCTTGCCTGAACAACAATATCATCGTAAAGAAGAACCTTGTAGTGCTTGGAAGTGGGTTGTCCATCCACAAGACCCCATGCCTCAATGGTCGCTTCCTTGGGGTTTGACTGCCTTTTTACTATAATTCCGTCATCTTCCGACCATTTTGGCGACTGTTTTGTATCCTCACCCCACAAAACATCAGGAAAAGCGGAATGTAATATCTTGTTACTCTCGAATTCCCGCATAATCTGGCGTAAAAACGCCTTTGCTATGGGCCTTGTATGCGAAAATATGCCAAAAGTGACTTCAGGGTCTTTAAGAATATCCTGGATAGTCAATCCAAAAGTAATAATCGTACTTTTCCAGTGTTCACGCGCCCACAAATCAAGATGATTGTCAGGATTTGCCTCAACTTCCCTGCATCTGGCAAAAGCAAAGTCATTATTCATGTCCGTTCTGCCACAAACAACAACCAAAAGGTAAAAAAGATCAGAAAGACACAACAATCGCACTATCTCATTCAGTGAATTTTCCTCAAGCCCAATCTTTTCAAGGGTTTTCCAGTAAGCGATTACTTGCTCACGTCCCAACGAGCGTAATTGCAACAACTGTTCTGGAGAAAATCCGTTCATTTACCCTCCTCGATTACCGGCCTCCACCTTATTTCAATCCCGTTCATCGAAAGTTTATCTAATTCCCATGAACTCTTGTAAATTGATTCCAGACAACTCTTAACAGAATCCTTCTGGTATTTCCATTCCCCATTCCAGAATAACGAAAACCCACGCTCAACAGGATATGGAAACCAATCAACAATGGTTTCATACACGTCATTCTCAACAGGCCTTTCTTCAGGCCCAAACCACTTTATTCCCATTTCAAAACCTGTATATCTTCAATATTATCGGTATTCCAGTGAGGAAAAACTTTGTCCGTATAAAATGAACCCCGCGAACAGAAGGAGCTGATAACCAATATATCCCCCTGGAATCCATTAACTTAATATTGAAACCATCAGTTGTGTTATCAACAACTCCCACTATCCTGGTTGATTGCCTGAACAGATCAACCAACGCAGCAAAGAATATCCCGATTGTCAAACCCACCCTTACTTTGGTTTTCATGAATCCCCCCAACACACATTTGACATAACACTACCATTTCGTTACATTAATGGCAAGGACTCACTTACCTGTACCCATAATCAAGTGGCAACCACCAATCCGCAACTGGTGGAAGCAGAGCAAAGCGGGCAGACATATCCCCCAACCTCTCTAAACTCCCAAAGCCTCGGCAGGCTATCAGTCTCGTCAAGAGATTGGCAAAGGTGTCAATGCACAATGCAAAAGATAACATGACCAATACAACTACGAGAAACTGTTCGTAATAACAGATACAAAAACTACTGTTTCGAACAAACATAAAATGTTCCACAGAGCGTTCTCCCCGCCGACTCCATAAGGGGGAGCCTTACATCGAAGATGCCGTCTCTTATTGGCTCTGGTGCAGAAAGAGAAACTAAAATGTTACAGACCATTTTAACGACATCATTAAAATGGTTCCAAAAGAACCTACAGAAAAATCAATTCTTACTAAAAATTTTTCCGCCGCCAAAAAAATATCACCATAAGGGGTATCAATCATTATCTTCTTCAAGCGTGGATTCTAGTGTAGCCGTGGATTGAGATGTGGGCAGAGATGTGGGCAGAGATTCAAGTGTGGGTATGGATTGATGCGTGGACAGAGATTTAAGTGTGTTTAGGGATTCAAGTGTGGGAACCCTACAACATACGGGGGTCTGCTTATCCTCCAAGGATGGCACCCCACCCCCCTCTGGCTCCGGTACATGGTTGAGGACTGGAGGTAGGACAGCACTTAGCCTATCCATCAGGATGGGAGTGATGGTTAGATTGTTGTTAATGATAGGTGCAGCATCAGCACGTTTGTACCTGGATGATCTCATCTCGGCCAGCCAGGTTGACTTCTTCCATAATTCGCGTGCGTGCGCTAGGTTAAGTTGAGCCTTCTGATAATCTATTACCCCAAACTCATCAGAAGCATTTGTAATCGCATCATCAAGTTTTTCTCCTGCATCGGCTAATTGTTCGTCAATTAGTAATTCGCGTAGTTCGGTGTACTCATCGCCTAGAGCTGATAGCCATCGCCATAGGGTTGGTTTGGAAATGCGGTTATCCTTGGCTACCTCTTCCAGGGTATCGCCGTTTCTGATGCGCTCCAGGGCGGATTCAATAATCCGTGGTTTATTTTCCAGGAATGCTTTTGTTAATCTTCCCATTTCCTTCCTAATGAAAACCACCATCAAATTCCTCAAGTGCCGAGACAGGGCAATGAAAAGGGGAGTG